CATTAGGCATGACACTTGATGAAAATCAAAATTTGGGATTAGGCGAAAGTGACCCTGATTCTATTTTTCATATTAAAGGTGCAAACCCAGATGTAATTTTAGAAAATACAGGTACAGGTACAGGTCAATTAAGAGTTGGTCATTTTACAAATGGTGCTTTTATTGGTACTTACAATGATGATGGTGGCGGTTCAGATAATTTACGTTTAGGTACTCACAGCGGTGATGAAGCAATGCGTATAGATACGTCTAGGAACGTAATGATAGGTCGTTCAGATACAACTATAAATCAAAGTAGTTTTGGTCATGTTATATTTGCAAACGGAAGTGCTGAACATTCAAGAAATGCTGGTGCTTCTGATGCAACATTTCAAGCCCATGGAAATGCTGGTACTTTTCGTACAATGGGTGATGGTGATGCGGAAAATACAAATAATAGTTATGGATCTATTTCTGATGAAACTTTAAAACAAGATATTTCAGATGCCTCATCACAATGGGATGATATTAAAAATTTAAGAGTTCGGAAATTTAGATTTAAAAAGAATCCGACAGGTGCTTTGCACATTGGTGTAGTTGCGCAAGAATTAGAAACAGTTAGTGCTGGTCTTGTTAAAGAAGATAGTGAAGGTATTAAGTCTGTGAAATATTCAGTTTTATATATGAAAGCAGTAAAATGTTTACAAGAAGCTATTGCTAAAATAGAAACACTAGAAACTAAAGTTGCAGCTTTAGAAGCCGCTTAGTAGAATTAAATAAATAAAATTTATTTTATGTCACCTCAAGAACTTTACGAAGAAACAAAAACTCGTCTTGATCTTAATATTGCAAAAGCACAAATGCTTCAAAAAGAAATAGATCAAAAAGTTCAAGAAAAAAACCAACTAATGCAACCAATAATCGAAGATCAAGGTGCATTAAAGCAACTTGAAAAACTTATTGAAATAAAAGATGTTCAAATTGTAGAATCAAAGTAGAATATAAATAAATCATTTTTATCATGGCTGTAACTTGGAATGTAAAATCTTTAGCAGGGTTAAAAACTGTTGGTAGTTTATCTGATGTTGTAACGACTGTTCATTGGACAGCATCTGAAACATCAACTGTTAATGGTGTTGACCATATTGGTTACAGATATGGTTCTGTAGGTCTTGCCGACCCTGATGCGTCAAGTTTTGTTGCTTATGGTTCAGTTAGTAAGGATAATGCTATTGCATGGGCGAAGGCAGCTTTAGGTTCTGACGAAGTAGCCGCTATTGAAACAAGTGTAGCTGCACAAATCACAGAATCAAAAACACCTACTGCATTTTCTGGTACACCTTGGTAGTCATATAAGACATAATTAAGTACATTGGAGCGATTGTTGGAATAATAAGAAGAAAAGATATAATTAATGTATGACTAATTGTTCTAAGTATCGCGTCTTTTACCATGAGTTTTTCTAAGCTTGCAAATATTTTGTCAATTATCTCATTTTTGATGGTTTCGTCAATGAGTGTCTTTGCGTACATGGCTGTTAAATATATGCAAAGCCCAGAATTTGAAAGAACACTTAAAAACAAGATTATGGGCAGTTTGGAAAATAAATTACCTGATGTAATGAAAAATACCTTACCAGATGTTACAGGGCCGTCTATACAACTACCAGACCCACCTAAAAAACAAATGCAATTTGTAGAGTAATGATTTTTAGTTTTTTTAAAAAGCTTTTAAAATATTATCTTGATAAATTAATTCATTGGTTGCGTATGAAGAAATTTAATATACAACTTGATAATGATATAAAAAAATACCATAAACAATTAGATAAAAAAGTTAAAAAACCTCAAATAAAAGAAGTTGGAAAGTTTGGCGAAGAAGGCTGGTCTATTTCTATTGGTGATGTAGAAGATGGAAATACCAAGGATTGAAATACCGCAGATAAAAATAAAACAGATATATATTCCTAGAACAAGAACATGGGAACAGTATCCAACAACTTTAGATATTATTGATAAACCCAAAATTGATTATCCCGTTGTAAATTATCCAACATTCGAGGCTTTGGAATATCACCCTGATAAATTTATCCCAACCGATCCAGTAAAACAGCCAGAACAACCGAAACCAGATATACCACAGCCGCCAGAATATAAATCTAAAGTCAAAAAAGATAAAGAGTTTTTTATAAAATGCCCGAATGAGTCTAATATTCCCGTAGGGTCTTATCCCAATGAGCTAAGGCTGCAAATCGTCATAGGTCATTCAATTAAAAATGGTCAATGTTATGAAATCTACAGAGATTCAACCTTTGTTGAAAAATGGATTCCTAGCCCTCCTATTCTTGTTAGTACTTCAATTATTGCTGTTGCTGCGGCTAGTTCACCCATCATAGCCAACCTACTCAAGAACCTTATCAAGACTGCTATAAAAAAGTTAACAAAGAAAAAAAAATAAGCTAGAATTTTAAAACCCTATTCGCCACGGCAATGGATAGGGCGTCTAGGTAGGCAAGTCTAACCGTGCTTGCCTACTGCTTCAATTTGTGTGTATGAGGGATAACTTGGTTCATTTTAGGTTTACTAATAATATCTGAACAAAGCCCATAATAGTCACTGTCTTTTGAGTACTCAGCACCACTAACTCTTAGTTCATGGCAATTTTTAAGCCTTGCTAATTCGTAGTTCAATCTGGCTGTCGATAATTGTTGCCGCATTATCTTTTCTTGAGTAGTCGCACTTTTGAGGCAAGCAGTTTGAAAACGCTTATCAAGTGGGACGGATATTGTAGCTGCTATGCCAAAATTAAAAGATGTAGAATCTTTGTTGCCGCTATAATTTTCTCTATAAAATAAAATCTCACCCGCATTTGTAAGGTTGCCATTATCATCTGTTGCTTCGTTGTAAACTGGTGTATGGAAGATGTAGTCTTGAGGACGCTTTATTGCGACTGATGTAGTTGCAAATGGGCTGATTGATAGTGTAGCTCCAGAACATTGAATACCAGCACCATAACTGTTCTCTGTCATTGGCCCCGTTAATACTTGCGTTGCAAAATTACTAACGCTTGATGATGTATTCGATTGAGGATTGGCTATTGTACTTTGATTGGCGTAACTAGGTAGACAAGAAAAAAGGGTTATCAGTTGGAAAATATAATAGTGGTGTCTGTGACTATTTCTGATTGAACTGTTCTTGTTATGTCGATTATTGATTCCAAAGATGGGCCTTTGTAAAACTCTGAAAATTGAAAGCTTTGCGAGGTTTGTTGCCAGTTTGGTTTTTGATCCAGATTTAAGCCTGTCCATTCATAAGTAGTTCCGTTGATGGTTTCTGTGACTGTGGCATTAGGCATTGATATTGAATCACAGTTGCCGCATGAAATACCAGAACCTGTGATACTGTAGGTATATCCTGAATTATAGCGAACTTCACGGATTTGCTCCGTCAAATTATTTGTAGTCACAGACCGACTTGTTGAGGTAGCACTATTAAAATTAGGGACTACTGGAATCGCATAGGCAGGGCTAATAAAAAATATTAATGGCAGATATTTCCACATTAATCAACAGTTAAGTCTGTAACAAATTGACCAGTAAGAACAATCCCAGTTCCTGTTCCACCTGTAAGAGACATTGTGTGATGATCTAAAGTGACGGCTGCTGTTCCTACTGAACCAGCGGCTGTTGATGTCAGATCACTAAAGTTGCCTACTGTTCCGACAGTTGGTGCTGATCCAGCAGTAGCATCACCTTCAAGGTATGACTGAGTGAAGCTGAAAGTTTCACCAGCAGTGGTTTGTGTTGCACTTGGCATAGTTACTGCGGGAACTCCATTTGTAACAGATCCAAAGCCACCCACACTTGCAGCGTCCCCGCTTGTAGTTGTGATATTTGTGCCACTTATGCTGTAAGAGGAGCCGATCTTGTCGGCTGAGGTGGCGGCACTCAAACTTTCTAGCTTGATTGATGAGGTCATTGTACTCTGAATATCACAGTAGGCAGCTGATGGAACACAGAGGGCGGCAATCAAAAACAGCTTTTTCATTTAGTACCTACTTTGGAGTCTTTATTGTCTACTATAAGCTTGTTTTTCTTCTTTTCGCCATTTTTTTTGATATTTAGCCCAAAATTTCCTAAAACCGTACTCAAAATTCCGGCGGCGAAGGTGGTATCAATTTGCCTTGGCGAGTTTCCATAATATGAAAAGCTGATAACCGCCAAAGACCAAATCAACACAATAAATTGGATTCCAGTAGAAACCCAATTCATCCCGTCTTTGGTTTCTTCTTCTTCCATAATTAAGGCTTTTTGCTAAAACTAGCAAATTTGTCTACAGTTGAAAAGAATATATTACAAAAACATGATTCGATTTATTAAGCCAATACTGAGGTTCTTTGTCAAATCCAATGCTGTGAAATCGCTTGTCGTAGGATTGCTTGAAGACTATGCGGCATCCACGGAGACAGACATTGATAATGAACTTGTCAAACTGGTTAAGGAAAAGTTATGGCCTGTTACATAACTTTAAGTTATGTTAAGGATAAGGCATCTGGTGGTCAATGCCTTCTCTGCAAAAAAATGGGCTAACTAATTCCCCAAAAGTTAGCCTATTTTAAATATAAGGAGGTCATGTTGCTATGGCTTGGGATGATTGGCTTACCATAACAGAAACGCTTGAGGATCAACTTTACCTTGAGATTCAGGCGCGGATGTTGGCCGAGATAACTGACTTTGAATATTTGCTTGATGTAGCTGTAAACTATCAGCGGCAAAATTGGCAAAAAGACGAGATCATCAAAAATTGCATTGCAAAAATTGGCGATCTCGAAACAGAACTAATAAAGATAACTCTTAAAAAAGAAAATGGTGATAATAATTCAAGAATTAAAAAGGAATATCATCGCCCGCTGTAGGCTCGATAAAGTTTAGATTTATATTCCCAAATAATCCATATTTTCCTTCTTTTGCTTTTGCGTTGATGTAGATACCATCAACTTCGACTTCTTCTTTCTTGGAGTAATCCCAAACTTTTCCTTTCTTTTGTTTGGTGTCTACCATTTTCATAACTTCTTCACAGAAGGCTGAAACAGATTCGGAAGGAATAAACAAAGACATTTTTTGCGGATACTTGTCTTGATCTTCATATTCGTTTTCAC